CATCAGGTAATAGACCTGGCCCGATGCCTTCTCGGGAATGCTGGCGATGATGCGGCCCTGCGCCTGGGCGCCTGATGGATCGATCAGGCCCGTCTCGCCGCCGGGGATCGAGCCGACGCCCAGCTGCCAGTTGCCGCGGAAGCGACCGCCGACATAACCCTTGGGCGCTGGGTTCTTCCAGTAAGCCGCATCGCCGACAGGTGAGCGACGGTCGAGTTCGCCGGAAACGCCAATGACAACGCGCCCGACGAACAGGTCCGCCTTCTTGCCCGTTTTCTCGGCGAATACCTGAAGCTGATGAGAGAAGGCGCCCATTATGCCGCCCTCCGAATCACGCAGTCGTAGATGAGGTCGGTTCCGCCGGGAGAAAGCGGATCGACCGACACGATGCTCCACACGTTGCTGTTCGCATCGGTGGCCGTGTCGTCGACGTGCGGCGCGGTCAGCACGGTTCCGCTGCTCGTGAGCGCAGACAGCAGCAATTGCTGGTCGCCCTCGACCACGTTGCCTTGTGCTTTCCTGAATGCGCTGAACGGCAAGATCACCCCCCGACCCGACTGAGTGGACGTGGTGATTGTCGCCGAACCTGTTGCAGGGTCATAGGTTTGCGAAGCCTGCCGGGTGAGGGTGATCGCCTGCCCTTTCGAGGCAATCAGCCGGTCGGCAGACGAGCGAGTGTCGGCGTAGCTCATGCGCGCACCAAGCGCGCATTTGCGCCACCCCCGGTGAGGTATGGAGCGAGCATCATGTCGATCGCCGGGAACCGCGTGGATTGCGGGGAAAAGCGGTCGTATTCGGTCTCAATAGGCCCGACCTTCTCGCGCACGACGCCCCGCGTCAGATCCGCGTTCAGGTCATCGGCTGCAGCCTTGAGGGCGAGGTCGGCGCAGGCGTTCGCAACATCTGCCGGTACGATGTCCGTGTGTATATACACGAACTCGTCGACGACGACGCTGTTGCGCGGCCATGACAGAGCCTGCGTCGTAACCTGCCGATAGCCCTTCCAGCGGTCGCGGTAGGCCTGCTCCATGTAATCAGTCGCCCGCCTGAGTGCTTCTTCCTTTTGCCCCGTGGTGAGCGCGGCCCATGTGTCGTTGCCGCGGTTCGTGTGGCGCGTGTCCGCATTCGTCACGGAGATGTATGACTCCGCGGTCGACAGGCCCGTCCCATCTTCAACGACCAGGCTCATGCGGCCCTCCTCAGCGGATAGGTGCGAGAGCGACCAGCGAGTGGGCGAGCGCAGCGCCGACCGCGAAGCGGGAATTGATCGTTCGCCGAAATGACCCAGCCCCTTGCGGAGCCGTCGAGCCCAGCCGTGCCGCTCGCCGTGCCGTTGATGCTCGCGAAGGAAGAGGCCGAACCCGATCCAGAAAGCCCGAGCTCGCCGGATGCGCCGCCGTTGATCTCGACCGTCGCGAGCGCCTGGCCGCCCAAGCTGAACGACAGCGTGGCGCCGCCCGTGATCTCGGCCATTGCGTCGGCTGAGCCGGTGAGCGCAATGTCTCCTGCCGCATCGCCCGAAATTGGCACGTTGCCGACTGCGCCGTCCGCTGAACCGCTGAGGTCAAGCGAGCCTGTGGTTGCACCCTGGAGCGCGACCGTTCCCGCTGCCGAGCCGATGAGCGAAAGTCCGCCGCTCGAAGCGCCTGCGTCTGCGACCGCCCCGTTCGCCGAACCAGCAAGGCTGAGCGAGCCCCCAGCTTGACCGCCAATCGCGACCGTTCCCGTGCCCGCCCCCGTCACATCGAGAAGGCCGCTTCCTGCGCCAGAAATGGCGGCCTGCACTGCTGCGTTGCCTGACAGCCCGAACGAGCCTGTCGCGCTTCCCGCGACGGCGATGCCGCCGACACCGGCGCCAGAAAGGGCAAGCGAACCCGATGCCGTTCCTGCAATGCCGCTACTCGCCACCGTTCCGCCGGATGTTCCCGTGAGGGCAAGCGATCCGGTGCTGGTTGCAGCAATCGGGTTCGTCGCAACCGCGCTGCCGGTGAGCGCAAGGCTCGAGCTGGCCTGCGCAGATATTGCCACCGCACCGGCAGAACTGCCGCTGAAGTCCATGCTTCCAGCAGCGGCCGCATCGTTGGCCGTCGAAAGCTCGGCGACGATAGCCGCGAAGGCCGTGCCCGACGTGCTGCCCCAGGTGACCGTCGATCCGGTGAAGCCGCTGTTGATCGACGCGACCTCGTGGCCCGTGGTGGGCGTGGAATAGCCGGTGCTGTCGAACAGTTCGGCCCAGCTGGAGGGCGGCGTCAGGGTGGCGGGTGAAGATCCATTGCCGACGAAGCCGATCAGCGCATTGCCGGTGAGGGCAGCCGAGCCGAGGGCGACGGTCGGGGTCGCAGCCGCCGCTCCATTCTCCTGCTTGGCCGACTTGAGCACGACGCTCGAGCCGACCTTGGCGAGGCCGCTGACCGACGCAACCGTCACAATCGCGCCCGTCGCGGAATCGCCGGTGCAGTCGAAGGTGACGGTTTGCGATGTGGCCGAGGCAACGCGAGAGTTGGCGACGAACAGATAGAGCGTATCGGCACTCGCGTTCTTCAGCGCCGTCAGAACCTTGGTGAAGGTGATGCCAGCCGAGCTGCTGAGCGAGCCGCTGGCGACCGTGCCGGAAGCCGTGACCAGGACAACGAGGAGATCGTCAACCGCAGGCGTGAACGAGCCCGACGCATAGGATGATGCGTTGCTGGTGCTCGGAGTCGTTACGCGATGGGTGACGCTCGCCATTCGCTAAGCGCCGCCGGCGTCGATCTGGAAGCTGGTGATCGTGACGGATTGGCCCGACGCGATCGAAGTATTGTCGAGCGTCATGTCGCCGCCGCCGCCCGTCGCGGTGACGCTGCCCTGGATATGGCAGGTCGTGCCGTCGCTGGCGTACACGCGGAAGTGACCGGCGGTGCCAGCTGCATCAGCCGAGGCGTCCTGCCACGTTCCAGACTTCGCCTTGCTGCCTGAAGCGGCGGCTGCGAGCCAATCGGAGGGAAGGCTTAGCGTTGCAAGGACGGTGCCGCTGTCGGCGGTGCCGCAGTTGGCCGGAGCAGCGCCCGACCTGATCTTGAGTACCGCGGAAACTCCCACCGCCGTCTCGATTGCGTCGAGCGCGGCGTTGCGGGCCGATGTGGAGAATTGGAAAGCCATCGTCAGGCCTCCTGCCATCCCCCGGCGCGGAAGTTCTCAACCTCGTCGGGGTGAACGTCTGCGCTGTGCGGCGCTGGGAACGCGCTCGCATCGCGTACCATGCGAACGAGCCTCGGTGCCGTCGCTGCGGCGGGTGCTTGTTCTGCTTTCGCTTTAGCTTTCGCCATCGCGTCTCTCCTGAAAGGGAAGGGGCCGAGGGAAGGGGATTGAACCCCCGGCCCCTAGGTCGTTAGCCGAGCAGGAGAGCCATGTGCTCGGGCTTCACAGCCTTCACACCCCAGGCGAGAGCGATCTCGTACTGGACCTGGCGATACTGCTTATACATCGCGACCTCGAAGCTGAGGCCGGAGCGCGGATCGGTGATGATCTGCCGATCAGCCGCGCTGTCACCCTCTTCCGGCAGAGCTGGAGCGCGGGTCGCAAGAGCCATCGCCGAGCGGGCGAAGCACATGTTGCGAGCAGCTGCGGCGTTGACCGTGACGGCCACGTTGTCCGCGAGCGCGGTGCGGAGGCCGGGAGCACCGATGGTGAACGAGCCACCCGAAAGCGCGGTGGCAACAACGTATTTGACCGAGTTGATGGTCACAACGTCGCCGGCGAGGATGGTGCCGGTGCCAGTGTCGACCGCAATGCTGGTCGCGCCTGCCGAGTGAGCGCCGTTCAGCTGGTAGCTCGCGCCAGTTCCGACCGCAGGGGTCAGGATTGCCGCAGACTCACGCAGCTTGAGGCCCGCCTTCTGGATCAGCACGCCCTGATTCTGCAGGGACGTGTCGCCAGCAATGTCATAGCGAGACTGCAGGCCGATCAGCTTGGCACCGGCTGCCGTGTCGATGACGAGCGAAGCATCGCCGACCGGAGCACCGTTGTCCTTCAGGATCTTGAGGACGTTGGCCGCATCGCTGAAGTCGCCAGCCGTGCCGAATGGCGTGGTGCCCGCAGTACCGTAAGCGCGCGAAGCGTTGGCGTGAAGCGCTGCAAGGTCCGCCTCGACTTCGTTGCAAAGTGTCCGCATCGCCTGCGCGAACTGGTCGCGCATGATGTTGCGGCGTCCTGGGCCGTTATTGTCGAGACCAAGCGACTGCTCGCCGTTCCAGCGAACCGGAACTCGGCGGGCCTTCGTGATGGACATGCTGACGTTGCCAATCGTCTGCTCGCCATCGTCGGGCGGCGTCACTGCGGGAGTGATGTCGCTGGCGGTCGATGCGGGGGCGACGGGCGAGCGGACAGTCTGCCCAACGGCAGCGCGCTCGAACGTCATGTCCGCAGAAACGGAAGGAATGAAGCCGACCAGCTCGCGCGACACAACGTCAAGCGCATTGTAGAGGTCGGGGATCAGGTTCGTGATCGTGTTGGTCGTCATGACCGAATGCTCCGAATACGGGTTGAGGGGATCAAACCGCAGTCGGCGCAGCCGATTGGCGCGGGTCCGGCGCAGCCGGTGGCGAAGCAGGCGCAGCCTTGCGTTCGCGTTGGGGTGGGCAGGGAGAAACCCACCCCACGCTTGACTATAATTTAGAAGTAGTGCGTCACTTAGGTTTGCGCGGCCATCTCTTAGGCAGCGTCGTCGACTAGCCGCAGATCGCCCTTAGCCATCTGCAGGCCCGCCTC